GTAACTTATGTAAGTAATAAAAAAAGAATGTCTGAACTAAAGATAAAGAAGAAGACTATCCCTAAGGTGATGAAGGATTTATGCTGAAGTAAATATGTAGGAGATACTGTTGGAAAGACTAAATGTATGTGTTGTGAGACAAATGAAATTAAAATGAATGACTTTCAGTGTGGTCATCTTATTGCAGAAGCAAATGGTGGCACAATTACAGTTGATAATCTGCGACCTATCTTTAAGGCCTGTAACGTATCTATGGGTACTGAAAATTTAAATGAGTTTAAGATGAGATGTGGATTTGGGAAGGTAGCTGCTTCACCAACTCAAGCGGTTCTACCTCCAAAACCTCTAGATGAGGTTGTCACTTGGCATCCTAACATGATGTCAGCTATAAATAGTACATAATCTCTTAGACCAAAGTATCTCAAAGTACCACTAAATACACCTGTAATTATTTTGGTACAAGGAATTCTACACAATCGTGGATATATATATAATCAAACTACAGGGCTGTATGAACTCACATAATATTATTTGGTGTCGGGTTGAAAAGACCACGGCTCTAAATTTGTGGCTATTTTGAATAACGCACCTGCTACTAACCTGCAGATTTCACCTAAGTTGCTTAGCACCTTACTATGTAATATATATTATCTATTGTTTATAGTGTGATATATAAATTTGCTTCATAAAAATAAAAATCATGATTAATAATAGATATGGAAAAAAATAGCACAGAATTCAATGTTGCTACTTCAGCTAGCCTTGCTGAAGATTATGGTACACTTTCGGGTTTAAAAGCTGTTCCTGTTACGTTAAAAGATGCCGGTGGGGGTGGAGATTGTTTTTATTTGGCGATTGAAGCGGCCTTAATTGAAGGTGGTTATATGGAGGCCTTTAATTTAAAATTTCGAGCTGACCGAGTTTCATTTGTTCAAAGACTACGACACTTAGTTGCCGATAGAGCGGAATCTGAATTACGTAATCTATATGAAGAAATGTGTATCAAAGCAAGAGAAACACCCGATGTGTTTGAAGAAATAATAACTTCAAATGTATTACCACAATGGTTGGTTACATTAATTAGAAAAAAAATTATACCTGGCCCACGGGCTTGTGTAGGAGCGAACACAAATATTTATAAAATTATGTTTGTATCCGAGGCACAGGATTTAATTAAAAAGATGGGGAATTGGGCGGGTGAGATTGAAAAACAATCAGCAACGCGTCTTCTTGCCGAATTTGGTGTTTATCTTGAAGTTAAAAATCGTGTCATGCCTAGGCTAGCAAATGTACCAGGACGCATTGTATTGTGTAACTTGGGTGAATATCACTACCGCTATTATAGTTATAATAGAAGAGGAGGGAAGAAAACCATTAAAAAAAGAGGGAATCGGAAAACTGTAAAGAGTAAATCTACAAGGATGAGCAAGGTTTTTGATCTGAAAAATTAAGGTATTTTATAGGTTATATTTTGTAAAAACTACAAAATATAACTTTAATAAATGGTATTAAATCAAACAACCCTGTCCGAATAGTGTTTGGTACTGTGAAGTTCCGAAGTTAAGTAATTTTCTCCAAAAGGGGATAATTAACTTTGACGGTTCACGGTACTCTGATAACTTTTATACTGAAAAATTTAAGGTTTTTTATAATTTATATTATGTAAAAACTACAAAATATATTATTTAAAGTGGTTAATTTAATTTTCACTCTATATAATACCCGGATTATTCGTAAATAATAAAAACTTTTAATATTTCATAAATATAAATGAATATAGCTTTAATACATATAGGAAAAACAGGTGGTACAACTATTAATAAACTTTTAGAAACGAAATTAGGTAACTATAAAGAATACCATCATTTTAAAAATTATGAAAATAACGAAAAATACATAATCTGGTTAAGAAATCCGATTAGTCGTTTTGTTTCTGCCTTTAATCATTCCTATTATGGTGTTAATACTGATAAAAGTAAAATAAAAAATTTCGATTATAAAAACTGCCTACTTCCTGTGCGTCTAAAAGAATCTTTACATAGAAATTGGGTTTTTTCTGAACGATATGATACGCTTATCAAATGTTTTAAAGACGCAAATCATCTTGCCGAAAGCCTGTCGTCTATTGATCCTGAACTAAAGAAAAAAGCTGTGGAATTAATGAATTGTAGAGAGGAGCATTTATATAAAGCTATAGGTTGGTATCTAAATAATGGTAAATTTATAGATGAGAGAAAAGATAATATTTTATTTGTTGGAGCATTAGAAAACATGAAAGAGGATATAATTAGATTATCGAAAACTCTTGGCATCATATTGAATCCGGAACTAAAGGTCAGAGAAAATATATATGTTGATAAAACCATGAAATATTTAAGTAAAGAGGCTATTAAAAACATTATAGATTGGTATAAAGATACGGACTATAAGACATTGGAAATACTATTAAAAAATGGATGGATAACAGCAGAACTGATGGATTCGTACTTAAAGTATGAACAATAAATTATTAGAACTTATATTGGCGTTTTTTTTTGGATTTTTTTTTCTATTTATTATATAGTTTATATTATATTATTTAAAACAACTGTGAAGTGTAGGAGTTAAGTATACCCCCTTTGGAGGTACTACTTCGAATGGCCGTAGCTGTGAAGTACTGTAGTTAAGTAGATCCCTCTAAAAGGGGGTGTATTTAACTACAGCACGTAACCGTACAAGGGCAACACCCAAGGCGTTGCCTGTTTGTTCTGAAAAATTTAGGATATTTAATAATTTATATTATGTAAAACTACAAAATATAAGTTTGATAAAAGGTATTAAACAACTGTGCTCGCCCGGATATCTAATAATAATTTGCAGGCGAAATATTATTGAAACGCTCATTTACACCATTGGGTTTTTCAAACTGGCTATTGTCACCAACGAGTCATATGAAATCATGGCACAATATCTTCACCATCGGCTCAGAAAGTGCCGGTTTGAAATGGCCATTAGTCTAAAATCCCTACGGGATTACTCAACTTCGGTACTTCACGGTACAAAACTTCATGGCACTGACAGGTAAAAGTAAATCATTTTTTAAGGCGGGAGTTGGTTAGTATTTACGACTTCGGTGTCGACCGGATAGCTTCCTTGTACGTTGCCCCTTTTTTTTAGTATGTATATTTCTATTTCTTCGTTTAAGGCTGCCTCCTGCTTTTCCCGCTTCTAAAGACAGGCTAGACTCAGCGTAGTTATCTGTTACTTTATCATCGTACGCTGGTGCGTCCAACCGATAATCCTTAAGTACTAAACTACCTGGTGGAGCAGAACCCGTATTATTAGTATATAAATATACCCACACCTTTTCCGAATCAATGGCTATTGGGCCATATTCACTACAAAAAAACTGACATTTCTTTTTAAAAGCAGTCTTCAACGATTCCAATATTTGTGTTCCCAATGGCGATGCTTCAATATTAATATCCTTTGATTCACGACCCTCTTTTATATGTATAGTTTTTTTAAGCGTCCGTATCTGATCTAGCATCATTAAAAATGGACACTGTTCAAATATAGCAGATAAATTGGTTATTATAACTTGGTTATTTACTTCAACATTGGCAAAATTAATTTCACAAATGTCTTTTATTATTTCAGATAGGGTTGTTCTTGTAATATTTTTTGAATCGACGTATGTGAAGGGGGTTTCTGTGTGATTATTATACACAGTGTATATATCTTCTATTTTTGATGTTCTAAGCATTCTATTAATTAGACCCCGTACACTTTCTACACCTGAAAATACATATTTATCGAACGGCTTTTTCACAAATCTATTGAAATCTTCCTCTTTCTTGGGTTTTATTCCATCAATACTATGAAATAATGCTAAATATATGAAATAAAGTGGGCTAAATACCGGCTTAATGTTTTCATACGTCGCTCTGAGGCAATCTTTACAAGCCGATATAAACTTATTCAGTTGGGTGTCTAACGCCTCGTATGTGTATATATTAAGTAGATACCTGATTTTGGCAAATTTTTCCAAATCGGCTTCAGTAATAAGGTCAAACCCTTCATGCTCATAAAAATTAACACTGCCACCTTTAAATAAGACGCCGCCGTTTATTATCGACTCTGATAAATAACCGTCCACTGTTGTAAGATATGTTTTTTGCCCTCTTCTACACAGGTTTTCCACAATTTGGATTTTCGATTGGTCACCGGCTTCTTTAACAAATGCGGCTAATATGATACGTACTTCATTATCTAAGTTTCCTTTCAGTTTTCCTATCCAAGTCATTTTTCTACGTATATCGGCTTCTGATGTTTTACGCCCTCCTCTTGAAGAACCCAATATACCTGGTATCGCATCTTTAACCAGCGGGATAGTTTCATTTTGCGATACGGCACCATTTACAACCGCTATTAAAGCTTTGCGTAAATTATTATCCCAAATAAACGGGGGTATTTTATCGACACCTTTCAGTCCAACTAACCCATGAGATGTTAAAATTCGTTCACCTATACCTGGCTCACGAAGTTCGGCAACAGCCGCATCGGAAAAACATCCTTCTGCTGCGTAATATAAATTTCTTTCACCCCCTCTTTCAGTATGATATATACATATATCTCCAAAACGTAATGGCTCTATACTAAACGGGTTAGTATCAAGGTCTGGGCCGCTCAACGTGTAAGACGCCGTTAATTTATCTTTCCCCCCTTCCTCCTGCTTAGATTCAACTCTTTCAGAAACGATAAATCTATCCGAAAGCGGCGTTCGTGCTGCATTTTGAAACGCAACCGTGTGAGGAAATATTGGTCGTTTTAAAAAAGATACTATATATTTGTCGTTTCCTGTAGCGTCTGCCAATCCATTTGAATATTTCGCAAGAATTTTTGTTAACTCTTCCTTAGCTAAATTTGAACTTTCATATGATCTATATGGGACCGAAAACATCTTCACGTTGTTAGGTATGATTATATTTTTTGTTTTCATATCAGCGGCAAAACGAGACACCAATCTATCTAGCACTTTGTGGCATCTATCTTGCGTCACCATAGCTCTATCTGGTAGGCCAAACTCGGATCCCCAAATCGCCCATAAATTTGTTATTTCTGGCATCGCGAAATTTAGTCTTAATTCGGCTGCGTATTTTACAAAACGTGCTTTCATAGTATCATGTAATGGTTTGACAAGACTATTAACTGGTTTATCGTGTAGTATGAAACACATCGATTTCAACATGTGGTAATTCGAATAATAAAATTTATATTGACTTGCATCGGCCCCCATTTCCGCAATTTTTGCTCGAACATCTTTAAACTCGCCTCTTTCTGCCACCCCTAAACCCGCTATTAAATTTCTAGTATAATTGGACAAATCTGAACCGTCGTATTTAATAGTTTCTATTTCCTTTTCTAATAAATATGCTAATGTAACCATTATGTTTTCGCCTAACATTTCTAACATAGTCGTAACGTGTGTCGAAAAAATTTCAGGATCGCCTTTGCCCTTCAGTAGCTCACATCTGCTTGAAATTTCCGTCAATAAACTATCAAAATTGTAATCCGGTGAAAATACATTTTGATTATAAATTTCAAATTCTTCGTCTGTCATTATATCGGACGCTATTGTTGGCGTCATTTCTATATATTCGGTTTTGTTATCCGCAATCTTGAATTCTTCTTCGGACCTGCTCAATAATTCAGATATTTGATGTTTGCTGGGAATTGTAGGATATAGATCTATATAGTTTAAAGATACTGTATTATTTACCTCCCTTTTTGGGTAGCCAAGTGCAATTTTTGCGACAGGCTGGTTACCTGGTTTAAAACTCTGCCAAACCGCTAATATGGAATCTTTTGTTTGTCGGCACCGTATGGGTAAAGGGTCTAACTTATCGTTTTTGAGTCGAAAGCTTTGTATACAAAATATGGGATATTCTTCAGGTTGCCCCTTAGCTTTCTTGGAAGCCCCTCCCGTTAAAATTGGGGGGTTTTTACTACGAATATTTCGTTTATGAATATCTACGTTCATTATTCTAATAGTAGATTATATAAAAACCCACGACATTTATTGTTAAAATGTTGTTTTTAACAATAAGTATGATAGCTATATATTTTCAAAAAAAAAGAAAAAGAAAGAAAAATCTATTTTTTATAACTTTTTCCGGGAATGTATTATATTTTTACCCGTCCCATAATATGAAGTTTTAGAGAAATAGACTAATTTATGGCTCTTAGACTTAAAACACATCCGCAATATTTGTAGGCAATGGGTTAATTGACGTGGAATAATACTGCTCGATTTCCACAAGGTCGCGACGCTCAGTCGAAGTTACCAGATTTAGAGCCACACCCTTACGTCCAAACCGCCCAGAACGCCCAATTCTGTGGATATAATTCTCACGCTGAATAGGAAGCTCGTAATTAATTACCAACGATACCTGCTGAACGTCCAGACCGCGGGCAAGTAGATCGCTTGATACAAGTACACGCACCGCTCCCTGCCTAAATGCCTGAATACATGCCTTACGCTCCTTAGGGTCCATATCACCATGGATGAAACTAACCTGAAAGCCCTCCTGCTGAAGACGCTTTGCTAGCCACTCCACCTTTGTACGCTGGTTACAATAAATAATTGCCTGATTAATCATAAAATGTTGGTATAAATCACACAGGCAATCAAACTTATACTGGTCTTGCTCTACCTCCACATACCATTGGCGAATACCTTCCAAGGTGACCTTTTCAGGTGGCAATAAAATACGCACAGGCTCCTTCAAAATCCGACCCGCGACCTCGATAACTGGTGGTGGCATAGTTGCTGAGAATAAAGCTACACGCGTTGTTTCAGGGAAACCCATATTTAGAATACATTCCATTTGGTCACGGAAGCGACCCTCCAACATCTGGTCGGCTTCGTCCATTACCAATACCTTTATATTATCACGACGCAAAGCGTTTCTATCCATCAAGTCGAATATACGGCCCGGTGTGCCAATGACCACCTGAGCACCGCGCTGAAGGGCTGAAATATCATCACGAACAGGGTTTCCACCTGTACAGCTTAGAATTGAGATTTTTGTAAATGTACCGATACCCTTTGCGACTCCCTCAATCTGGTTGGCAAGTTCACGGGTTGGAGCAAGAATAAGTACTTGGGTGTTTGGATTTTCAAGGTCAACACGGGAAAGCGATCCACTGGCAAAACAACACGTCTTTCCTGTGCCCGACTGTGCCTGGGCAAGAGTATCGCGACCATCAATAATCGGCTTGATAGCACGTTGCTGGATTGCGGAGGGGGTGTCGAAACCCATACTAAACAATCCCCGCAAAATATCATCGGATATGCCTTCTATTTTATCGAAGGCATCATAAATTTTAACATCTTCCGTTTCGCTAGCCATCTTTTTACAGCCTTCGTAAATTTTATTCCGCTTCAAATTTTTAGGTGCTTTCTATGAAAGTTGCTTAAACGCTTTTGTATTTGATAATAATAAATAATCAATGGAAAACACTATAATTAATATACATACATGTATTTGTTGTGGCAGTGAATTTATAGAGACGGATAGAACAGCTACAGCACCATGTTGTGGTCGCGTTGCTCATACACAATGTATGGTAGAGATGGTTGCTCGTAATACATCAAGATGGCATGATGTTATATGTTTCTGTGGACAAAATATATATATGATTGAACGTGATACATATATTGAAAACCGTGTTGCCGAAGACCAGGCTAGACAAGCTATTTTTGAAGAGCGTAAAAAAAACCCCGAATATAAAAAACACTTTATCGAGCTTAAAAAATTAGGAAGGGAGCGACTAAAGGCGATGAAAGAATTAAAGTCTTATGTGCGTGGTCGTGTTAATGAATACAAAATACAGATACAAACTTCCATTAATATTATAAAGACTGCAAAAGTTGCTATGATAACTTTAATGAAAAATTCTCCTGAATTCAAAAAGTATCGGTCGTCTTGTGCAAAATATACATCAAACTATAACCGATTCAGAAGAATGTATAACTTAAATGATATGGAGATGAGAGCAATTTTTGGCGTTAGACGCAGAGTTTGGAGACGGTGGTCTTCACAACCATCATGGATAATTGGGCGACCATTACGTGTTCGAATTTGATAAAAAATGAAAAGAGTTTAAAACTTTCGGTTTATAAAGAAGAATAATGCGCTTTTGTCCAACCTGTGATTATTATCTATATCTTTCTCCAAATGTGGAGGATCCGTCTGCTCTGATTCTACAGTGTCGCAATTGTGGGTTTAGTGAGTCTATGCAACCGACAAAATCGGAGGATGCATTGATTTTGGAAACTGCTTTTAAAACCTCTGGAACACGGGCTGGGCTTGGTGCAAGTGGCGTGACTGTGAATTCGTATACATTGTCAGACCCTACTTTACCACACACTAAAAGCATCAAATGCCCAAACGACTCGTGTGGTTCGGCAACCAAACCCGATACACGTGATATTATTTACATTAAGACTGATTCCTCTGGATTAAAGTTTCAATATATCTGTACAGTTTGTCAAAACCAGTGGCGTAGCCAAGATTGATTATGTTGCGTTGTTTATTTTAGACCGGTGGGCATTTCAAACGGGCACTAAAAGTAAAAAAAAGAAAGCATGATACACATGAATATAAATAACTTATTTTATAAAAGGACTTTTTAACATATCATTAAGCAAAATTATCTCTGATTCCTGCCCCCTTATCATACGATATGAGAGATAAATAAGAAAATCGCTTTTGGTATGTTTCAAAAGAATTTTACACATATCAACGGCGACTTGATGATGAGGTATCATATGATATATATATTGCTTATCAGTTTTAATCATATTGTTTGAATTATGATGTTTGTGTGTATTTGAACTAAAAAAACCCGGGTCACAATATGTATTAGTAAGACCTACTACATTTGGATAGATAGATGAAGAAATGGTCGGGATAAACGCCTGATTGCTAGTTATTTCAGATACATTTTCTGTTTTGTTAGTTAATTCTTCTGTCATCATAAGTATTTCGTATTTTTGCGTCCATATAAGTTCTCTTAACACCTTCATAATAATATCGTTTTTTGTATTTTCAATATGATTAATACTTATATCAATAGCCATTTGATGATGAGTTATCATATGTTTAAGAAAATCATTATCGGACAGAAATGCTCTACACGGATAATCAGACTTGTAATTATCAAATGATTCATACCTTTTATAGGGAACTAATAATATTAAAAGTAAAATAATAGACAAAATTACCACCATCTACATATATTGAAGATATTTATATAGTGCCTGTTTGAAATCCCCGCCGGTATAATGATATATATAACAGTCGGTGCCGAAGTTTACAAGGGTGAGCAAGGTTGTTTGATCTGAAAAATTTTAAGGTATTTTATAATTTATATTATGTAAAAACTACACAATATCAGTTGAATAAATGGTATTAAATCAAACAACCCTGCACGCCCGGATAGTAAATCCAAAGGGGGTACAACTTTGTACGGCAGTAGGTGTAAAGTACTTAACTTCGGCACTTCACGGCACAGCCCCCGGTAAAAAGGGGTGTATTTAACTTCGGCACTTCACGGCATGTGTAAGTCCGTGTTTGTTAAACGTATTATAACAAAAATTGAAAAAAAAAACATTTTTTAATTTTTGGTAAAATGCCTACTCTTTTTACGAAAAACTACAAGGAGTTTTCGGTCATTGAAAACGGGGCAGTTATTAAAACGTTTAGTGGGGCTAAACTTGCTAATAAATGCCTTCCTGGTGATTCTGTTGTTCTTACTGACGACGGTTGTCGTCTTGTGGAACGATGTATACAACCAATAATTGCGGGTTTATTGGAACTCAACTCTAAAGTTCGCTTTGGGTTTAGTGGGCGAAATGTACCGATATATCTATTTGTTCCTTTTAACGAAACCCATCCACCGTTTATTGTTGGTTGTTCGGAAAAGGATACTAGTGTGAATCGTTTGGCGTTGGTTAAATTTGAAGGCGTATGGGAAGAGGGATTTCCGCGCGGGAATTTACAGCGACTGTTGCCGGTGGATGCTGATACAGAGGCCCTTTTCTGGACATATAGCCCGTTGGCTTGTGAAAAGTATAAGGGGGATATGCCGGTGATTGCTGATATGGATGGGCGGCAGGCGTTGTCTGCCGGCACATTTCATATTGACCCGCCTGGCTGTAAGGATGTGGATGACGTGCTTACATTTGACGGAAACCATCACGTAATCATTACAATTGCAGACGTATCAGCAACTATTCATTCCGGGCATCCTTTGGACGTGCGTGCAAGTAAAATCTGTCAGACATTTTATCAGGACGGGATTCCGAAGCATATGTTTCCGCAGAGTCTTAGCGAAACCCAGATGACGTTATTAGATGGGGCGAAGCCTGGTTTGTCGTTGCGTGTAAATCTGAAAACGTTGGCATGTGACTGGTTTGAATCTGTTGTTCAAGTTGAAAAAACCTATACATACGAAAGCATTTATGAAAATGCGGAGCTTTGTGATAGGTTGCGTCATATGGCGTCGTGCTTGGGGCTTTGTACGGAAGATAAGCTAACTACTGGGGATAGTCATAAATGGGTTGAGATTGCTATGAAGTTTTACAATATTCAGGCAGCAAAACTTTTGAAGGCTAATGGGCTTGGACTATTGCGTTCGCATAGTGCTCCAGATTCGGAAAAGCTGGCCGCGTACACTAAAATAGACCCTGAGCTGGTGTTTCTTGCGTATAAGTCAGCAACGTATGTTAAGCCTGAAGCAGAGTGTGTTAAACACTGGGGACTTGGGGAGGAGGTTTATACCCATGCCACATCACCTATTCGGCGTTATGCCGATTTGCTTAACCAGCGGGCTTTGAAACGAATTTTATTTGGCAACGGTGGCAGTAGCGGTCAGATTAGTGTAGAAACTATTGAGCAAATGAATCGTGTTGCTGTTTGTGCAAAACAACACGATAGAGATTATGCTTTTATGTGTGCTGTCAAAAAGGCCCCGACGGGGTCTGTAGATGGGAAACTTCTGGCGGTAAAGGATTTAGGTGACGGTAATGTAAAGCTGAGTCTCTATATTAAATCGTGGGGGTTAATTGCAAAAGCGTTTTATAAAACTGTCGATGAAGACTTATACAAAATTATTAGCAAAGACGAAACCTTCACCATTGCGTTGGTCATTGGTAAACTATATAAATTATCTTATCATACTGACATGCGTCTTCGGTCGTGGAAACGCCGTGTTATTCTGCGTCTTGAGTAAATCCGGTTAAGGATATTATAATTAATAGACGTAGTATATAAGATGCCGAAACCTGTTGGGGAAATAAAAAAACTAGTAAGTCTTGTTGATAGGGGGGATGCTGACGAATTTTTCTATCCAAAAGACGCAACGCATACTGTATTTCAACAGAATTTTATCCCGTATCATAATTTTTCCCAAGAAATAGTTGAGCTACCTTATACAGGTGCTGCCAATTGGGGGCAACGTATTACATTTACAATGCCGTATCCGTGGCAGGGGGATTGTTTATCATGGATTGCCATACGATTTGCCCCGAATTCTTGGTTAAGTGAAGGAACAATAAGGGGGTTATCTAACTCTGACCCTTCTAAGCGTTCGCAGTACAACGATGTATCGGGAACATGGTTATGGGCAGAAGGCCTTGGGTCGTCTTCTATAGAATTAGTTGAAATGGAGGTAAATGGTGTTGTTATTGAACGCTGGTCTGGTGACTGGATGAATGTATGGCAAAAGGTATTTTTGGATAATTCGCGAAATTCAGGATGGAGCGATTCGGTCGTTGGTGGATTAAATAAGACAGTTTTGAGAAGGGATTTAGGCTCTGGCTCTGGTTTCTACGATAATCCTAACGGAGAGGCATCACGGATAAATACAAATAATGTTGACCCTATAAAGCCGAACTTTCCTCTAAATCTGGAACCCGAATATTTAGAAAAACTAAATGCTCAGTATGATCAGGCTTCGGCTAAATTAAATTTGAATACGTTTGATAATTTATCTACAATTATACCGACGGAAGATGGGTCTGTCTACGCGTATTTTCCTTTTTGGTTTGCTAGGCATCGAAACTCTGCGTTTCCTCTAGCAAGTATTAATGGCGAAGGTAATGTACGTTTTCATATTACTTTTCGGAAATTTACTGATGTTATACGCAAAGTTCTGGATCGGCGAACTAGTTGCGATGAAACTATGCTTGGTAAAAATATAGAAATAATAGATAATTCCAGCTTATTACCGGTTATTAAAGATACAGTAATTATGAATGTTACACCG